AAAGTCTTCACGAACCATGTAATTACGATCATCTGGTTGTGACATCAGCCCTCCCTAATCGCTCTCTTGAATTCACTTACGAGTGATTGAATTGAATCAGCCTTCGGAATTCTAATTTGCTTTTTGGCATCGTTCAAATCATATTCGTAATCTTCGTTTGTCTTAACGTAAGTATCAACGTCGTTAAAAATATAACGATACAAGATGGTATCGACGTATGTAACTGAAGTCCCATTTAGTGGCTGTTGCACTCCGCTCGCGTCGGGTGCAGTGGCGAGCGGATTCAGTATTTGATTGTTGAACTCAAAATGATGGGGAGCAAAACGTGACTGAACAACCTTCCCAACTTTGGCACGGAAGGTATCTAAGATTGTGCTTCTTCTTGCAATTTTATCTCCAAACTCAAAGTATTTTCCGCTTTGATTGAACAACTCAAGTTTTGACAAAGAGTAATCAATTTTTTTAATTTGTGCAGAAGTCGTGTCAATGTTAAATTTTTCCACTGTCATGGATCCATTGTAAATTGGTTCATCTCTAGTAGTGGTAATTAAATCACCTTCATTTAATGACTCCGATGTAGATGAAAATGGAACATAAACATTGTCAACGCTTCCTAAAAATAAAGCCTGTCCGGAATACTTTTTCTCAACAAACTTGTCAAATGAAACTCGTGAAAGAGGAAAAGAGTAGAATGGGTCAAATGCAGTATTATAAAGAATAACTATGAAATGTAATTCAGGATCACCATAAAATCTTTGAGCGATCAACTCTGGCGTATCACCGTCTTGAACTCTATATTGAAAAAAGTTTGACTCATTGAAGTATGACTCATCAGTAAAAATCACACGACGAATGATGTCCTTTACAGAGGATAGCGACCCGTCCTCTTTCAAATAATTGATGTTTGGAAAATTATTGAAATACACTATTAAAATCCTTCGAGAATAAATTGTCTGTTGGGCAAGAATGCTTGCTTGAAGTTTAATGTCAACTTAATTTCTGTGGGGATGCCGTCGTAGAAAAACGCCGATCTTTCGTTTGGAGCGAACTCAGTGTTCGCACTTTCAAGAAATGCTCTACCAATCTTTGGAAGATTTTTATTTTCAACAAATTCAGTCGCTCGACTAAACGTCCCGTCAGCGGTTCTTTCAGAATTCAAAGTCATAAAAGAAATACCAAATTCGTGTGGTGCGAGAAGCATATTACCACCGAGAGAGAGTTCTGGCATCATGTGGAATCTGAAAGCCTCAATGATGTTCATCATAATCAGTGCTTCTTCTTGTGACCGTGGAGCAAAGGTAAATGCAAACTGGAAAGCCCGTCGCGTTGTTCCCTTGAACAAAGATTCGTTCCTTGGATTCTGTGCGATACCCAGTCTTGCTCTCAAGAAGTTTGCTGCATCATCACCCCCGATCCCCGGTGCGGCTCCCGCCATTCCGGAAATCGTATTAACTGCACCAAGACCAATTCTCTCACCCAATGCACCGGCGTTTCCTGCAATTAATTCGTTGATGTCATTGAATCCCCCTGCGGTGGTTTCCTCATACTCCACGCTATCATTGACCGTAAGATTTCCGGGCATATAAAGTCGAATGGTTTCTTCAAGTTTTTCACTTGCTTTTGATAGTCGAATATCACTGGCTACGGTTTTCTGCCTTTTTCTAAGTTGATCTGGTGTAAACTGTCGTGACTGTCCACCAGTGGCAAAGTCATTGTATCCCAAGAAACCGTCATTTCCAAAAAATGTTTGATCAGCCTTGACAGCGTTTACATTAAATTTGTCACCACCGTCTTGAAGATTTGTTGCCACTTGGTTGCTGCCAGTTAAGACTTGACCGAAGGCATAGTTTGACTGGCGGATTGCTCTACCGGCATCAAGACCACCTGTTCTTTGATTGTTCTCATCAAAGAATCCAATGCCCACATCAAATAACAATGGGTTTTCAGCACTCACGCTGGTGTCGATATCCGCTCTTTGGGATTGTCTTTTAAACACGTTGAATTGGATATATGTTCCCTGTGCTGAAGCCGCAGTATTCTCATTTACAATATCAAGAATATTTTTAGGATATGATAAATCTGGACCACGGTATGCAAATCTAGAATCATTTCTGGTTTTCGCACGATCAGAGTATAACTCATTTTGTCCCACCCCATAACGAGAGGGATTTGATGCCTCTAACGGAGGTTGACCACTCACCGTCGTGTTTTGAGGATCTTGCTCTGGATTCGGATTTGTTGTGCTTGGCTGTGTCATATACTCTCCTAAATATTATGTATGGCGTATAGAGGCAAGTTCCAACCAAAGAATCCAAGTAAATATATGGGCGATCCAACAAAGATTGTTTACCGATCTCTGTGGGAGAGAAAGTGTATGATTAAGTTTGACGAAAACTCAAATGTATTGCGATGGGCTTCTGAGGAAATGGCAATACCATATGTGTCCCCTGTCGATAAGAAACGACACAGATACTATCCAGATTTTATCGTTGAAGTCAAAAATAAAAGTGGTGAGATCGAGACAATAATGATCGAGGTGAAACCGCTCAAACAAACAAAAGTTCCCCAAAAACCAAAAAGAATGACACAAAGGTTTATTAATGAAGCAAACCGTTACCTTGTAAATCAAGCAAAATGGGATGCTGCGAATTACCTATGTGACAAAAATGGATGGAAGTTTAAGATTTTGACGGAGAAAGAGATTTATGGAAAGTGAAACAGCGTTTAGTCTAATCTCAAATAGGGTGAATGAAATTATTAAAGGCTCTAACGAGATAATCAACGAAAACAACACCAAAGCAGTTAATCCACGATCAATTCAAAAAGGCATCGTAAGTCATGGCAGATTATTCCTTTTGCGATACGTCACGCCAATCGGATTGACGGAACTCCCCTACTATCACATTTTTCCACCAGTGTTAACACTCGCTGTAAGGGGACGATATATCAATGGTGTAAATTTATTTTATTTACCAAAAAGGGTAAGAAGAATTGCGTATGATCGTTTAACTTTGAGAATGACTAACGAGGGTTCAACTTTCCCAAGGTCACTGGTTAGATATGACATTATGAAAAGAATGAGAGTCACCAGAGCGGCACTCGCCCCTGCCATAAAAAATTATAATTTTAAAAGAATGGGTCCAGTAGCGGTCGAGTTTCATAAAGATTTATGGGAGGAGATTTTGTTTGGAGAGACATCTGAACTGTTCGAGAAGAACTTTAGAAAGGCAACTCCACAGGTGGTTCACTTAGACTCAATTCAAAGAATCATAAAAGTCCTACAATCAGGTTAAACTCATATAGATAAATTGTATGAATATCAATGATTTTGTTTCAAATATCAGCAGACATGGACTTCAGCAGGGTCATCGTTACGCTGTTCGGATCTATCCATCATTGAATGGGTCAAGAATCTGGACATCGTGTTTTAGACCAGACTTTTCGACATACTCTGATTTTTATGAAACTCTAGATCAACGGGTCACTAAAGTTTCGATCCCAGAAGTCAATTTTTCAACAAATACAAACAAGTCTAGAGGAATTGATTACGAAACACCTTATCAAAGAAATTATAATCAAAACTTTACCATGTCTCTTTTATCTGACAAGAATCAAAAACTTAAAAGATTTTTTGAGCGGTGGATGAACGCGATACACAATCCAAAACTTGGTCGGTTTGAATACGCAGACACATACGCATGGAAAGTTCAAGTTGATTTATTGAATGAGATAAATGACACCCAAAAACCAAATGAAGTTTACGAATTTATTGGTGCGTTCCCAAAGAGTGTAGGCGGATTCGAGTTTGATGGCTCACAGTCAAATAATCTTACTTCTTTTGATGTGACATTTTCATACTATTACATGTCGCCAATCAGAGAAACCAGCATGGAAGGTGATGTTAGTCTGCTTGACATGCAAGATAATAAAGGCGTGAGTTCAAGACTGCCAGTAACATAATGAGAAAGGATTGATATGGCATTACCAAAATTAAATACACCGGAGTTTACCACAACCATCCCCTCTGGAAAGAGCGTTCGTTTTAGACCTTTCTTGGTCAAAGAAGAAAAAATGATGTTGATGGCAAAAGAGTCTATTTCTGGTGAGGAAGTTTTTGATTTAGTTGATCGCGTAGTTCGCTCATGTGTCGTAGATGATACGAACGTAGATGACCTGTCGTTCTTCGATGTAGAGCATTTGTTTATTCTTATGAGAGTTAGATCGGTTGGTGAAACTGTTGACGTAACACGAAAATGCTCATCTTGCGGCAAGAGTTTTCCAGTTTCAATTGACATTAGTAAAATCGGTTTGTCTGGAGAGATTCCAGAGTCAAATGATATCATGTTGTCCGAAACCGTGGGTGTAACTGTAAAAAACTTAGACGGTAAAACCCTAGCACGACTTGAGGGTGACGGTAAAAGAAATGTCGTTGAACTCGCCAAGTCAGTTATCAAGAGTGTATACACTGAGAGTCAAGTTTACACTTTTTCAGATTTTAGCATCGAGGAGCAAAACGAGTTTGTTGAATCTTTATCAATCAAACAACTTGAAAAAGTTGTCAAGAAAGTTGAAGAGTTTCCGAGATGTCAAATTAAGACAGAGCATGTCTGTCCTTTTTGTGGTGAAACAAATGAAATTATTGTGGAGGGAATCCAGAATTTTTTCACCTAAGTGTGTCGCATGACAGCATTGCGTCACACATTCAAACCAATTTCTACTTAATGTTTGAAGCGAACATGTCTTTGGAGTCAATTGAAAATATGCTCCCGTGGGAACGAATAGTTTATGTGAGTCTTTATATCAAACACCTTGAA